GGTCATCTTCGACACACCGAATGCAGTGTCAAAGTAGTCATGGAAAACTGCAACCAATGGCGCTAGATCATCCGGGATATCTTCCTTAATCCCTTGCGCCATTCTCTGAGTATATTTGAATGCCTGAACTCGCTCATCCGGCTTATATTTTCGAGCGATCCCATTCAGTAGATTTGCCAGGCCGCGAGTGTCCTGAACAGCGTGATCGAAAGCATCCTTGTAGTACTTGAAAATGTCTGCTCTTCCCCACCATGTAGCAGTCCGAGTCATAAAGCCTTCGACAGCCTTATTATTCTGCAAGTAGCGTCCAGCCTTCAATTTGAATTGTGAGACACCCTTGTAATCCAGAGACAATTCCTTGGCTATAGCGCGATCGAGAGCAAGGACAGAGTCAATATCAATCTTGCCCTGTAGCGTAGCCTTGAAAAGTTGTGGACCATAAGACTGCATAACTTGTTCGACCTTGAGTCCTGTTCCTTCCAGGGATTTTTCGAGCAGCGGCTTGACAAGTTGTGCTTCTTTCTCGGAAAAACCAGCCTTTCGAGTGAAATCGATTCCAAGATCGTGAAGTTGCTTTTGAATCTTAAGTCGATCAGCCATAACTTCCGGCTCGACAGAAGGCTTTGCAATATCCTCGAAACGGGACAACACAGATGCAACAGTGTCGGCTCGCTTTGAGATAAGAGAATCAATCGCAGCCTTTGTAACGATATCCTGATCGTACTTTTTAGCAAATTCTCCTAGCGTTGAATTCAATTCATCCATGCTCTTGGGTTTGATACGATTAATCAGATCACTCAGCCGTAGTCTTTCCCCGGTGAAGGCTACAGGCTGAATTCCCTGAGAAATCAGAGCATCTTCTGCCGCTTTAAATGCCGCTAGTTTCTTACCAACATTCCCCTTGGTGCCAGCAGCAACCTTCTTAAAAAGGTTCACCTGACGAACAGGATTTAGTGTGGATTCTCCCTTGGGAAGCGACTTTCGGACGTACTCTTGGGCCGTCTCGACCGCATCGGCTGCGAGGCGGCCACTGGCAGCGCGTGGTGGGGTCGTCTCAGGCGCGATTACCCGCCTGATTTCGGGCAGACGGTCTGCGAAATTTTCAATATCTCTTTGAGTAGTTGGAATTCCACTAAACAAAGGTCGATCCTTTGCAGCCTCCCTTTGAGACGCAATCAATTTCTCTGGATCGTAGAACTTTCCAGTCGTCGGGTGCTTGAATTGAGTGAATTTGACGTCAGGAAGCGGACCTTCTCGCAATGTCAGAGGCGGCTTTTCATCTTGCAACTTCAAAAGAGTGTCTCTGGCTCGACCGGAAATAGGATTTGGATTAGGTAGCGGACCAGGATCACGAACTAGTTTCTCACCAGGGAGAATCTTTTGAATAACTCCCTCAGATGATCCGTTAATCTCCCACTTCTTAGTCGCAGGATTCCAAACTCGATCAGCAATCTCTGGAGCGATTTCGCGCCCAAGCAATCCAGCCCCTGTAGCCGCTTCAATTCCTTCCTTAGCACCTGATTTGAGTAGTCCAAGACCTCCGACATAAGTGAGAGGATCAAGAAGCGCGGTCAATCCAAATCCTGCGATAGCATCGCCAGCAGTAGAGCCTGTCCCCCCAAAATTATCGTGAATCAGATCGAATCCAGTGCGAGGCTCATTGTACTTATCGGCGAGTTTTGTCAGGCCCTGATTGACACCCGGAATCCAATTGACAGGATTGAAAGGAACATCAGCAATATTGGCAACTCCACCGGCAACATCAGCGCCGACATTCTTGAGAACGTCCCAACCGGACTCGTCAGTATTACTACCGGAGTCTAGAACATCTTGGACAACATTGGCGACAGTGTATTCTGGAATCGACAGGTAGTCAAGAACTCGTCCGAGAAGAGACGGTCCCTCATTATTCCCTGCCTGTGCTGCTTGAATCAAACTCTCATCGGGAAGCGCCTGAGAGATAACCTTATCGGCAAAATTCGGCTGATTAAACGCCGGAGTGATCTGTGGCTGAGGTTGATACAATGCAGCCAGCAGATCGTTAACGTTTAATTTCAGCGATGCAGTCTTAGCCATAGAGGTTATATGCAGCCTGTCTCAGAGCAGCGATGATAGCCGGATCAGTGATTCCCTTCTCTTGTGCAAGTCGAGCAATTTCCTGCATAGCATACTCAGGAGTGATCTTAAGCATTTCCCCTGCATTAAGAGGATTATTAATCCCTCCCGAAACAAATTGTGGCTCTGCTGTGAGAGTCTGCAAAATTGACTCAGCGGTTGAGGCATACTTCGGAGGCACTGCACCAGCAAGATATTGCTGAGACTCCATCAAAGGATTACTCAATGTCGGAGCACCAGCACCTTGAGCCTGTTGCAGCGCAAGTTGATTCTCAAATTGCTGTTGCTGAACTCCTGTCACATTCTCAAAAATCTGTTGAAGCATATCCTGTCGCTGAGATTCGTAATCAGCCTGAGTCCCTAGTAATTGCGGAATCGCTTGGGCTACAGCCGCAGCCTGCTGTCCTCGAAGTGCAGCGATATTGGACCGATTCCCTGCTAATATGTCCGCAAGTTGCTGACGCAGATCAACTCTAGCATTCGTCCCTTCGAGTTTATCGGAACTCGCCAACTGTGTGAGCATATCCGCTTGATGTTCGCCATAAGTTCTCGCATTCGCCTGTGCTCCCTGCGAAGTTCTAGCAGCGAGTGCTCCTGCTCTCGATCCGATATCTTGAACATTGCCAAGGAGATTTTTTCCAGCAGAACCCAAACCTAGACCCTGCAAAAGATTTCGTTCGGCGGCAACTTGTCCAGTCGTAGCATCTGAAATCTGACGCCCTGTAGCCTCGCCGAGTTTGGCAAGCGCTCGGGCATTTGCATTTGCTCGATCCTGTGATCTGTCTCCTGCACGTAAATCAAATCGAGCGAGAGCACCGTACATCTTTCGCACAGCCTTCTCGTTCTGTGCTTCCTCTCGCTTAGTTGTCTTGTTCTGCCCACGAATAGCATTAATTTGTGGAGCATATGCAGCCGCAAGTTGAGACTTAACCTGATCCAGTGCAGACTCATAATCAAATCCACCAGCAGACTGATTATATTGCCGCATCATTTGATCCAAAATTGCCTGTGCCGGATCAACAGGTGCGGCTACAGGGGCGCCAGTCTGTTTATTCGGATCAGGTTCCGGAGTATAACTGCCTCCACCATTTTGGACAGCAGAAGGAGCACCATATTTCATAACTTCAGGTTCGAATTGCGCCTGACTCGGATTTGCAAGCAAACCCTGCGCCCATTGCATATTCAAACCAGGAGCACCATATGGAGCACCTAGTTGCATCAATTGTGCGTCGCGTCCGTTTGGAGAGTTCGGATTCGCTCGCAATGCTTCTGCCAAGGCTGCAAGAAATGCTGCAAGATCAGCAGAATATCCGCCACCGCCACCCTCAGGTGAACTTGAATAATTTACCATTATTGAAGACCCATCGTAGCGGCTCGACGGCGAATTGCCTCAAGCCTAGCATTCTGTCGTTGACCCTGAATATTGTGCTGGAATTGCTGCAACGAATTCAAGACATTCTGAATCGAACTCTGGCGCGAATTGATTAGATCGGTTAGATTCCTGGCATAATCTGTCCGATAATCATTGTCGGCCTTGGCGTAAAGCCCAGAGTTGACTAGACCTCTTGAAGCGAAATCACTCTGCATCGCGGGGAGGTCTTGTCTCTTTTGCTGTTGCAGACCTTGACGAGTAGATTGAAACTGCTGGAGAATTTGACCAATTGTGCTAGTCGGATCAGCAGTTTGAAATGGATGCTCTGCTCCCGGCCTGTAGCCTGCTCCAAAAATCTGGGTTCGATAATCCTGCATTGCCTGGTCAAGTTGGCTCGACTGAGCACGAAATGTAGGATCGTTCCTCAGATAACGTTGAAGTGGCGAAGCGTGTTTCGGACCACCATTCTGTTGTTGATCGCGTTGCTTTTTATTGGGCGCAGCAGAATATTGTCCGGACTCATTGGGAGGCGGACCACCAATTGACTGTTGAACTTGTACTTGCGGTTGCTGTTGCTGGTCGTCCCTAGGCCGCTTATTAGAAGTTCCGTAGGCCATAATTTCCTCTTAGTTTACTCATCTGCTGCAACCTATTTAACAAAGCCTGGCGCCTTATTTTAGCCGCCTTATCTCTTTGAATATATCCCCAACGATCTAGGGGTCCATTCGTAGGATTAGGTCTTCCACCCAATCCATAAACTTTCTTTCCTGCGGCGTATGGTTGAAAATCATATGCCATTAGGACACCTGCTTTGAGACTTGCTGCTTGTTGCTCAGCATAGCAGTCAGGCTGAACACCCGGCAAGGCCCTGTGGCCGTGCTTCCATCCGTATTTACAGTTAGTTCAAAGTAAATCTGTCTGAACCGAAGTGTTTTTAGGAATCGGAAGAACTTTCGCTGGACCTTGCCGGCGTCAGCAACGTCCGTTTTTGGTGCAAACGGAATTGTTAGCGGATCATTCCAGATATAAATATTCTGATTCGGCCACAACAAGTTTGTAACATCTGACCACTTTACCTGATAAGAGGCTACAATAGGATTTGCGCGCGCACTCACAGAACCTGATCCGAGAATGTCAGCGCCCCACCAAGCCATTTTCTTGAAGTGAGCCGAATCAGAAAAAATGAAGGGTCTGCCGGTACTACTGGCAACGGCAGTCAGATCATAGAGTTTGGTCTTAAGGTAACACGAAATTGCCTCAGTGCGGACACCGTCGAATCCATCTTGAATAGAATAGACGTGAGTATCATTCAAGATACTCGATCCGGCGAAATATTTGTCCTGTCCAGCAATGACTGAATTTGCAGGCATTTTAACGATTGGGCCAAAATTGTGCAGAGTGTTGGAGGCTGAGACCCATCGGACCCACCCGCCAACTCGCAAGCACAGAACGTAAATTGTGTTGAAGTATCGGAAAATGAGTCTATCCCCAACCAAGGACAGGAAGATTTCTTCTGCTCGGGCGCTTGGGGACGTACCGTCATAGACAAACTCGACTTTCTCGCTGATGCGCTGGAACGCATAATCCACGATTTGATACACATGACCTTGATGGAAGCAGAATGCAGTGTTCTCATAGAGAACCACACAGCGATTCGCGCTCACTCCAATGACAGGATTCACATTTTGAATAGAGCCGTCAGAAGGCTGCAAATCAAAAGCATAAACGTATGTTGAATTCGTCTTAAATAGCAACAGGTTGTCATCGTAGACAATGATGTCTACGAGAATTTGACCGTCACCGGGAGAAATATCTGCGATATTCGATGCATTCCAACTTAAAGTATCATTGATGATCGGGTCTGTGAATTGCAGGCGAGAACGGTTGCCTGTAGCGTTCATCCCTGGAACAATCCAAAGGCGACTCTTATGGAATACTGCCTTCTCTCCACGCGGCATACTATTGTCTACGGTAAAACCAAACCCCGGACTCCAGTAACCGCCACTTTGGCCCGAAAGTGGAGAGGCTACAACATAAATCAGGTCACGAATTTGAACAGCGCAGCGAGACTGCAAACCGGCCTTGATTTGTGTCCAGTTGTTTCCATCATAGACATACGTACCTTGTGAATTTGAACCCACAAGATAGTTAATGCCAGCGATCTGAGCAGACCCGATCAAAACAATTCTCTCAGTCCACGATCCCAAGCCATTTTGTTGAAGAATAGGTGGACGAGAAACTAATGACCCATCTTGGTCAATTTCCAAATTGATACAATCCCATAGTTCTTCATCCGCAATAGCAGTAGGGTCGCTAGCGGTATTAATCCCTCCGGTGAAGGGACCGAGTGTCACAGGAATTGCACTAGAGGGCATCGTATGTATCTTCCCATGCCGTGTTCATAGATGCATAAGTTGACTGATTGTGTCTTTGTTCAGGAGTTGTCTTATTGTCATTCAGTGCTGTCTGAATTCTGTTAGCCATTCGATCCGCAGAGGACCAATCCTCGTCCATTTCATAGGCGCGATTCATACAGAAATCTAGAAGATATTGATCTAGATATTCTGGAAGATCGATAGGGTCGGTGTCCGCTGTCACCAGCACAGGATATCTGGCGTAATGAAGTTTCAAACCGTCTTCGGCTGATTCTCTGGGAGCAGGAAAGACAATCAACTCGTTTGCTTCCCGAGTGTAAATTGCCGGCTGAGCAGACGCATACGTCGTTCCATCCCAGCCGTCAGCCCACTGTGAGAATTCAAACAGAGTGAAGAACTTGAGTTGGAAATAACTCAGCAAGTTCGAATCCTGGTAGTACACTTCCGAGAGAGTGAACAGATCACTAGGAAAATCGTATCGAATCTGGTCCTGCACCGTATCTAGGTATGCCACCTTAGGAAGCAACTTAGGAATCTGATTACAGGCTTCCTTTTGAGAATCATTGATCCAATTAAGGACATCGTCCAGCGTCACTTGGACGGCCGCCTCATCGCCAAATGTACGCTGAACCCTAGTAAAGATGTCAGATACGGTGAAGTTTGTCATCGAACTTTTGCACCTTATCCTCGCCCGGAGGCTTAAACTTCGGATAGTTGCCAGACTTGGTCATAATCCAGTCGGCAAGTTCTTTACGGTCTTCCTGGTCGTCCATGAGAGCCTTAAGTCTCAGGATTTCCTCTGCTGTTTCCTCTGCTTCCAAATTCGCTAGGACATCGTTTTTTCTTGTGTCGATGCGGAAGATTCTCGCGAGGACCTTGGCAGGAGTTTCGTCCGGCTTGAAATAAAAGACCGGAGTGTTCCTGGCTCGATCGAATACGAGAAAACAATACTCCCGGAGAAAGGGTGTCGTTTGAAGTTCGCTTGGCAAGAAACCCACGTCGAGGTTGGGGTCGTAGTCGTGAACAACCTCGTTGAGTCTAACGAAATTCTCAGACACCCATCTTCCGTCTGAATTCGGAACAAAGGAGTCTACTAACTGTGTGGGATTAGTCATGGCCGCCTGTAGCCTGCAAGTTGCAAACAAATAATGATAATCAGAAGGATGGTTTGAATCCACCAACCTGTACCCATTATGCTGCCTCCAATTCACATATCAGCATCGCCTTGCCGGATGCATTAGTTGTGTTGAATCCAAGAGTCGTTGCTAGTGCTGAAATCTTATAGCCAATTGCAAGTTGCACAGCATCTGATGCACCCTGCAAGTTCGAACCGAGCAATGTCGGAGTTCCTGCTCCTGCCGTGATTGTGTTTGCACTTGCAGCGTTGTAGACAATTGCAATATATTCGATGTCACCAGCAGTCGGGGCAGAACCAAGTGCAGCAGACGGAGTTGTCGCTGCATTCTGAGCCGAAACAATTGCTTGCTTACGACCACCAAATCCGCCAGCACCAGTGATCTTGCTTCCAGCAAGTTCTATCAATTTCCATTGAATGACATTCTGGCTGGCCGCAAATGTGATAGTGATTGTTCCAGCACCACTAGGCGAAGAACCATCAATCGCCCAAATACTAAGGTCACAGTTTCCATTTGCAGTGAGAACACTGCCGATCTTTGTGAATGCTGTATTGTTGGAGTCGTGCTGAACTCCAGTAGGATCGGCGGCTGTACCTCCGGTTGTTGGGAATCCTGTGACAACCAAATGATAAAGTCGTCCAGCCTTCAAAGTAACAGATGCAGTGATCGCAGTTGACCCAGCGGACTGATCCTGACTAGACAGAATCTCCTTTGGTTCAAAGATACCTGTAATCAACGGAGTATCTGTCAGACCTTCCAAATCTGTTTGAGCAACAGTCCAAGCATTGGTTAGACTGGAAATATTCGAAAGATTGAGAAGGTCCTCTACCTGATATCCAAGTTTAAGTTGCATATCAGCAGAACTCAATGCTTTAGTCGGCGCACCAAATTGCTGCGTATACTTGTCCAGGAGATACTTATATTGCATATCCTGGATTGATCCCGTATAGCCGAGTGCCCGTAGCGCGGCCGCAACTTGGTCAGCCTTTGAGAGTGACACCACAGGCACTCCATTCTTGATTGTGGTGATAACATCTTCCAACCCCAACAGATCAGTAATCGTTGGAGTTAGAGTATACTTATTGGTGACGAGAGAATCTCTCAGAGTCATATCATCAGTCGGAGTTCTACCGTGACCAATTTGAAGTGAATCTATCAGATTCTCGGAATCATCAACTTGTCTATTCTGTGCAAATCCTTGCAATACCGAAACAGAGTCAACTAGTCCAGCAGAATCATCAACTTGAGTTCCATAATTCTTGCCAACAATAAGTGAATCTGTGAGTCCTGTGTCGTCCGTAATGTCTGCTGCCAGGATACCACGCTGCACAACCAGGCTGTCAGCCAGCCCTAGAGCGTCTGTTTGAGTCTCATTGACGATTTGAAAACCATCGTCTAGTTCGGAAATTCCAACGGCATCCTGTTGAGTCAAGAATGTGTTATGAGTTCCGACAAGAATAGAATCTGCCAATGCCATAACATCGTTAGGGTTGGCAGCCCATTGTGTCGACGACGAAATTTGCAGAGTGTCCGATAGACCCATTGACTCCAGCAGAGTACGAAATTGGTCGACTGTCATAGAGTCAACGAGACTCTCAAGTTCTGCTAGATTCTGTGCGAAATCATTTGGCTGGGCTACAGGGCCGGTAGGAACTCCAATTGCAATTCGGTGCTTATCAATACTGGCATCAACAGTGCAATTGTTCAGGAATCCAATCTTGGCCCTGGAAACATTACCACCTGTATATGTCTGCCAGCCTGTATCGAGAACTAGGTTGGCGGCGTAGTCGTAGATTTGGAACTTCTGCCTGTTCTGATCCGCTTCCACAAAATGCTCAAGCCAATACCACTTACGAGTGGGACCCACCAATGTGAAAACAGTTGGTCCAACTTGTGTATAAACAGTTGTGGTTCCATTGTCAATTACAATCCCCCCGAGAGCATTAATCCTGACTCTTCCAAGAATAGTACCTGCTGCATCCTCAACCTGCGAGATTGTGGTCACAGTGTCCGGACGTGTGTTGAAATTCTCGGCCCATCCATTATATACGTGGGCCTGAGCCGACGTAAAACTCTTAAGCGCCAACCCGTTATTGTTCGCATAATTCAATCGCGCCGACTGAGTACCATTATAGTGTAGAACCTGATCCCTCGCCCATTGACCAGTGAGATTGTCATATCCTGTCTCACCAGCCGTGAATGCCGCACCAATCATACCGACTGCTTCGAAGTCATTTTGAAGCAGGAAGGCGACAATTTCGGTGATAAGAGAGTCAGTCAATCCGAGTTGCTCTGTGATCGTCCGAGTCCAGTTAGAAGCGACAACTCTAGGGCCAATAAGGAAACTAGAATCGTCACGAATAATATGACGGTCATAGCTACAGGTCCAGAATGAACTCTGAGAGCCACCAAATGCCTGATCGAAAGTCGAGCCATTGTAAGTGATATTCCCAGAGTCTTCAATAAGAGTCTGAGTGTCATCCCAAACTTTGACCCGCTGAGTCGTGGCAGTGACTACATGCTCGATGAACCACCAACGGTTTAAGTTAGTTCCTGCGATCTTAGTGCCGAATCCGTTGGCGACCGAATCCCAAACCGAGGAACTCGCCTGACGCATCTGGATAGTTCCATCAGACAGAATTCTCACTGAGGCGCGCACGGTACTTGTAGCGGATGCAGAAACCCACAGAATCGCAGTATTTGCATTCGGGGTTCCCTGCGGGCGAATGGCAATTCCGTGATCGATGATGTTGGTCAGACTAGCAAGATCAAATCGATTGATAAGAGTCTGACCAGTGGTTCCATTCCAAAGAGCAGAGAAAGTTCCGTCATAGACAAAACCATTGTCTGAGTGATAATTAGTATTCCCGGCAATACCTGTATTGACGGCAACGTACGGAGTATTGCCCTCGTCCAGAACAGTGTTATCTGGAGAGACATTGAATTCCGCATCCATCAATACTGACATATGTTACCAGCCATAAGCCTGTCGAGTGTGAGCGCAAAGAGCAGCCCACTTTGCAGGAGTATTATTGTCTGCCTGTAGCCGGAAATCTCCGAGGTTTCCGTTAGCGCTCCACCAAAAGATTGCCTCGATGCTGTTCCCACGCTGTTCGAAATTCGGACCCATTTCAGTCTCAACCCAAAACGCTCGCCGAGAGCCGTCAGGATCGTCCGGACCAGTGTAATTTCCATTAGGATTCGCCAGAGGGTCACCAGCCAAAGCGCTAGCGAATTCTCCGGTCAGCCAACGACCTTTTCGAACAGGGTGATTTGCAATGAAGTTTTCCCATCCAAGATCAATGAACAGAGCCTTGTACGTGAAATATCCGGCTAGAGGTCCCGTATCAGGAGCGCGCCCCACTCGTGAATACAAATCAAGAGAACCGATATCGTAATAAGGAACACCTTGAGCATCATTTCCAGCCCACCAGTTCGGGAAAGCATTTATTCCATTTGTCTTGAACATCTGAGAACCGTTGAAAGTCGGTCCTGTCATCCAAAGATTATTGGGTCCATTATTATGAACATAATCTGCGAGCAGACCCCACTGGCGACGATATTCGGCCTGAGTGGATGCAGTGGTGAAATCTTCGGTTGGCTCATGCCACCATCCAAGATATTCGACCCAACCGCTAGCCTCACTAGGAAAGTCTGTCTGTGAGAAATGAGTGTCTACATCTGCGAGAGATGGACCTGATTTATTTCCCAATGCCGCAACAGTGACTGTGCCTTTGAATGACAGAAAGACTCGTCTAGTGTGCGCAGAGCCGAGAGCCTGTTGCAGATCGCCGTCAGTGTTCCATTTGTCGACAGCACCGCCAGAATATCCACGATATGCGGGAACCCCACCAAGTTGGTTGTTATAGAAGTTCCATTTTGCTGCCGTCGTAGAAAAACCGGAAGGCTCCATAGATGAGCCAAAAATTGTCTGGCGAGTAGTCCCAGGATTCTTGACAACAGAACGAGTGTCACTCAACCCCATTGGGTTAGTGATGATATTGCTAAAAAGATTCTTTTCCACAACTTGCCAGTTATCCTGCATTCCAGCAGGATCGACAAGCACGCGAGTATAGGCCACCTGACCTGGAGTGAATTCTGGAGTAACATCATCGCTTTGGTTAATATCCAAAGCAGAATCATTGAGTGTTACAACGTGGTCTGTGGCCCCGCTTTGTTTTCCGCCAATGAAGACATCAATTTGCCGGGCCATTATCCATCCTTTTTAATTGAAGGCTACAGGGTGGACGGGAGGTCGCACCCTGTAGCCAAATCAATTACGCGCCGAGGAACTTGTGATTCCAAGTGACAGCAAGTGTGTCACCGGCGGCCTTGTTAACGGATGCAATAACGGCTCGAGAAATTGTGTTGGCAGCGGTAGAAGTTGCGTTTGTACCCTGATCGTTTACAATTGCAACTTCGGTAATGGCGCCATTAGTTGCGACACCAGCACCCCAGGTTGTCTTATATGTTGCGTTCCAACCTGTGTCACCGCCAACAGCAGCAGCAGACGGGAAAGTTGCATCAAATGCAACGTTGCTACCTGAAAGATATGTAACAAGAGCAGCACCGGCTCCGGACTTTGCAGCCGCAGTCGTTCCTGTTCCGAGTTTCATACCATTAACAGCAGTCGGAGCAGCCGGGTTTGCCGGGGAGATTCCGACAATTCCCTTCTGAGCGTAATACTGATCCCCGGCTGTGGTAATCAGGTTAGCGAAAGGGATAACCTCTTTGAGAAGTCCGTGCTCGTCTCGGAGTTCGGCAACTCCAAATCCGACGGTCAGAAATCCGTCAGAGATATCCTCGCCCATTTCTCGCGCAATCTTGACGGCATTCTCAACAAGTTGCCAATCAGTTCTCATTTTAATCCTTTAAAGAGTAGGAAAGGGCTAGTCCGTGGACAGCCTAGCCCTTTCCAAACCAATTAGCCCTCGGTGATATCCGAAAGCATACCGTGCGCGTTGCGGCGATGGGTTCCGAGTTCACAATACTTAAACAGCGTAGCATCGTAAGCATCGAAGTTTCCGGACGAGTTGATAACTCGCTGCCACATTGAACCGTCGCGGTTCATAAATCCCCAGTCGTTTGCCGCATAGAACTTAAGTTCCTTTTCGTTCACGGCAAACATCTTGTTCTTGGGGCAGTCAACATCAGAGACAACAGGAATCTCACCATCGTCAGTCGTGAAAGCAAGACCCGTAAATCCGCCTTCAAACTTCTGAGTGTTGACAAACTGGCGTTGCTGGACAAGCAGGTTAAAATACGACCTACGAACACCGCGAGAGCAGAAAATAACTGTCGGCATTCCGCCACCAAGATCGCCGATGTCGTCGACGAGTTTAATCATCAGACCTTCTGAAAGAGCACGGTTCGTTCCACCGTTTGCATTTACAACTGACTGCCAAACAGGAACAGTGGCAGGGTTGATATTGTAAACAGTGTTGGAAGTACCGATAATTTCTGAAAGACCAATGATTTCCTTCGCACGGTTCCCCGCACGAACAGCGTAATCACCGGAAGCGGTAGCAGTACCCGAGGCAGTCGTGAACGTAATCGTGGTATTGGAAGCACCCACTGAAATTGCAGTGATTGTCTTTCCAGAAGCACGAACAGCATCAGCGTTATCGTAAATATCGATAACCTGGCCGACCTCGAAATAAATGTTCTGCTCATTCGGAACAACGAGAGTCGTCGTAGTACCAACTGCGTTTGCAGTACCGAACTTACCGGTAGAAGTACCATAAACCTGACGGTTCGTGTCCTTTGCAAGCGTTTGCTTGATTCCCGCCATTTCGGCATCGAGAACATTTACAAATGCTTGCTCATTCGTCTTGGCAAGTTCAAGAGTCTGGCCAGTAAGTTCGAGAGAACCATAAAGATACTTCAAACCAACTCGGGCACGCTCATAAGCCTGCTGACCGGCGGCCGGCAGAGCCTCCATTTCAAGACGAGCACCAATTCCATTGTTTCGCTTGGTACGAATCGCAAACGAAACATACTTACCGCCGACGTCATGCTCAACACCGTCAGAAGTCTTCTCAATTCGCGTGAGAGTCTTAGTGGCGTTGTTGAGTTGATCGTTCAGCCCAGGCTCGTAGATTTCCTTGAGAAGATTATCTACGGTAGCCAGAGTGGTTGTAACCATTTGTTATCCCTGTCGATCAGCAGCATTCAGATTCTTAAGAAGATCAATCGCTGAATGCTGGCGCTGGCTATCTGTCATCTTCCTGGGATCAACCGGAGCACTTGGAACTCCGCCATTTGAACCAAGAACCGTAGGAGCCGGTGGCGCATCCTGAACAACACCAATCTCTTTCAGGTAACCTTGGAGGTTGTTAAAAGCCTGGTCGATATTGGCGCCATTCAGCATTGAAAGAATCAGATGCTCTTCTTCAAATGGTTTGAGTTCGCGGCCCAATTTTTCAGAAACCCCAGCGATTTCATCAGCAATCAAATCTTCCTGTGCCTGAATTTCGGACCTTTCACGTTCTCCGACAAGCACGGTTGCAAGATTGTTGAAGTTTTCTCGGAGTTCCTTAATTACAGGATGCTCGTCAATTCCCTTGAAGGGATCATCTTCATCTTCTTTGCTACCAGCGGGTTCTGTAGCCTGAGGCGTAATTCCAAGAATCTGCTGTGCAGTTTCCAAACCGAACGTATCTGCCATTGACTTAAACAAATCCTGTGGTCTTGTGTTAAGTGCTTCATAGAGTTGAAGTCCGGCCTGCAAAGTTTGCGGGTCAACCTTCTGCTCAATGAAAGGCTTAAACGGTTCGAGTTCTTCTGCCCTGGCCTGAAATCTTTGCTGTACGCCCTGATCCCACTTACTAAGAACTTCTTGCGCCTGGCTGTGCTGATCCTCCGGAACAAAAGCAAGAAATTCTTGCCATGCCGGATTTCCTCCTGTGCTTTCGCCCTGGGAGTTGCCCTGGCCGGTGTCTTCGGGTTCCACGGTAATATTTCCTTAATTATCTAGGTGACGGTTGCTTTGGAACACTCGGAGCAAATTTATGTCTCCGATTCATTAGCGCCGCCTGCCTAGCCGTGTTCGCCTGTGCATGACTCATGGTAGCAGTCCTGTCAACAGGGGGCTTGGTCGGCGGAGTCTGATTTCCATTCGGAAACGGCCTTCCAGGTTTTGGCAAAGGCCGACCTTGAGGAATTTCTGGCATTTGTGGTCGAGGACCACCAGGAATCGAAGGAGTATTCGGATTTCCTTGATTCTTGATAACATTCTTACGCATATTCTGAACATCAGTCGGAGGTGGCTTTTGGCCAGACTTTCGCATATTCTGTCGAGCAGTCCGAATCTGTTGCTTAATTTCTGCTCGCTTTGCCTTCTGAGTATCCGTCAACTTCTTACCCTTGGCAATTGAACCCCCAGACAAAAAACCGGTCTTAATTTCAGAGACAGGCTTTGTTCCTGACGAGGCAAGGTTAAGTTGACGGAGAACAGACTGCAATTCTCCGAAAGTCCGGCGCTTGCCGTGCATTTGCTTTGCCTTCGCCATAATTAGATAGTCCCCGCGTCGTCAGCAGCACGAACAGCAAACTGCTTGTCATTCGCGTTCATTCGGTCGATATTCGCCTGAGTATATCCAAGAGCAAGAAGTCGAGTATCAAGAGCCGACATACTCGCATAATTAGCAGGAGTCGCAAACCCGTGCGTACTGACGGCCGCAGACTTAGAAGTGGCTCTAGTCTTAACAACCGGAGTAAACTTAAGGTCAGGACTAATTTGGTGCTGAGCCATTATCCAGTCCTCCAAATTGACTTGGCTGCTCATCAGCCGCCGGAATATCACTAAATTGATTCTCCCCGCTCGGATTTGGCGGGGCTACAGGGGCAGCGGGTTGCTGCATCATTAATTGAGAAGGATCAGTATTCATTTGCATATTGTAATCTGACTGCATTGCCATAACATGCGATTGAACATGCTGCTCAAACAAATCTCTCGCAGGCTTGTCCAACTGTTCAAAACTTTGCGACTTACGATAATCATTATGCACCTGAATATGGAGCATATGGTTATCCCAGGAGTTGACTGGAACAATAAGCGGAGGATTAAGCGGCTCCGGAGGAATGTTCTGTCCGGAAGGATCAGCAGAGTAATCCCACAACTGTCCAGACTCGTCCGCGCGAACATTTGGATTGTCTGCATTTTCCGCAATGAGTTCCTGCTGTGCCTGCTGCTGATAATCGGCAAGCATTTTCTCGTCAACCTGGCGCATCTTAAGATTCTCTCGACCAGCCTGAGCCTCATCAATCTTAAGGCGCTTAAAGAGAGAATCCAGGCCGCCGATTTCCATGATCTTAAGACCTTGATCCGGAGGAACATATCCTCGATCCATAAGGTCCATAAGGAATGCCTGACGTGCAGCCTTTGAAGTAGGAAGTGCCGATCCGCCTTCGACGCGAATATCTGCCTGAGAGGGAATGTCGCTGCCGCGGAAACTCAACACATCGAAAGACTCATCGATTCCAGTGACTTTGATTACCTTCTCGTCAGTCCAATAATCGTGAACGTAACTCAAAGTTAGTTTGGCGAGTTTCTCGACTGCCTCTTCCACAGAGTCATATGTGAAAGAAAGCATTGTGTCGTCTGCCTCTTGCAGATAACTAATCGCTGTAGCCGCAGAGACGCCGGCAGGCGTGTCGCCGCGAGAAACATCATGTTGTCCAGATATATCATCCATATCTGCCTGGATACGGAGAAGTTCATTCTCGACATATGCAGGAAGTTGCGCTGGCTGTAGCAAACGCGCAGGCTCAAAACCCGGTGTGCGTTCAAGAATCAAACCAGGCTCAGAAGTGATCTTGTTAGGATCGTACGCACCCTTTTCAATATCAATCTGAGGCTTGGACATTCTATTCTTAGCCTCGATGATCTGTCCGCGAGTACGATTATATTCCCGCTGTAGCGGAATCAAGTCTTGGACTACTGAGTCGGGATAGAATTGTCCAGTGTGTACATCGGAAAGTTTTGCGAAAGGATATTGACCATGTGTGTATGGAAGTCCCTCGGTGATAGAGACGAGTTGATTCCCGGCAATAATGAACATTCCACCGTCAGGAAGGATCGCATATTGGCCTGGCTTAACCCAATACTCCATTGCGAGACAAGTACGATCTTGCTGCCACTGCTGAACACCCAACATCGTAGCATAATTGTCGTCCAAACCTTTGCCTGATTCATAATTGATCGGACGCTTGAGTTTGGCTGACAATGCGTCGGCAGACATGAGTTGTGCGTGAAGAACGAATGGTTGATATTCGATTTCTTCACACTTAAGATCAGGGATGAAAAGATGGAAAGGAGTCACATGCTCATAACAGATATTACCTTGGTCCCCGGTTAGGTAATCAACCTCATTGGGGTCCCACCAAGACTTAATGAATCCGATGCCGTCGATCACAGTCCAGAAAACTGCTCGACGAATAGTGACTGCAACTTTCCGAGTCTCATAAATGTATTCCCAAATTTGCTCAGCCGCCTGCGCCGCATACATATCCCGATCATCACTAGATTGCGGAACGACCGACACTGAGGGTTTTTGCGCCGTCAACTTCGCCATTTGACGACGAGCAATCGGTCGAATCTTGTTAATGACGGGACGCGCTCGGAAATACGGCGCAGGCGGAGTATAGAGCGAAAAAGATCGGTTGTACTGAGAATCAGCATTACGAAACACAACATTCTGCCGACCCTTGTAGAAGGCATAATTCAAATGCCATTGGCGCTCGAAAGCCGAACGCTCATTCTTGGTGGCAGAAAAGTTTTTGTTAGCCCAATCGATCAGGCGCCTGATTTCTTTGCGGGAAGCCTCATTCTTCCCTTGGAATCTTTCAGGCGTCCGATCGTTCAGACTCGATGAAGGTTCCGGCGTCTCGCCAGGGGTCGACGAATCCGGCATGGTCATCGTCATCGTTTGCTATCCCGTCCGGTCCGATCTTACTAATTTCGTCTATGTCTGATGCTGATTGATATTTAGATTCGGAGGGGGTTGTCATCGCCGTTGTTGAGTTCAGTCGCAATAGAGTCTGCAAATCCCCCGCCTGAACTCGATTCAACAGTGACGTTCTCTCCTGATTCCACTGGTGTTGAAGATTCTGGCGCTCCAGTTGATTCTGACTCAGAATCCACTTCAGGCTCAGGAAGGTGAACATCAGTAACAGCAGGCAGATTAAACATAGAACGAATAGTATCCAGTCCACGGTGTGCATCATCAAGCGCTTCCTTCAATTCGAAATTAATCTCGGACATGCGCTCATAGGAGGAATTCAGTTCACCGAACTCCTGGGCGGTGACCATGTCCACGGCCTGACCCACATTAACTGCACAGAAAGCACAGATATAAAATGAACCATAGCGCTCAATCTGCAATCCGAAATCCAAGAACGGACGAACGCCGTCATGGGGGAAATGACAAATTGCACACTTCGCAGGATGATTCAAATCTTGTGTAATCAGCTGGATTCTATCCGATGGTCCCAAACCCATAACTTACTGCACCCCCGCAGACTGAGCGAGAGCCTTAACATGCTCGGTCCTCATATTTTCCCGATTAGCCGCTTCGACTGCGCGAACTTCATCAAGGAAAGGACCATTTGTACGCGGGTCCAAATCAAGCGGACGAGCATGTGCTGGAAGTTCGTGACCAGGATAAAAACTACGCTCGACAGCGTAACCTGATTCGTAATGTGGAACTTCCGGATGATCCGGCGCAATAACATTCGGAGTAAGCATCTCTCCAGCAACCGGATTCGGATCGGTCGGCTTTGCAGTCGTTTCCGCCTGAGCAGTAACTTCTGCAAGAGCCTCTTCATGCGCCTTTTGCTGCGCCTTCAATTCCTTTTCGTGCTGCTTCTTGAGTTCATCAATCTCCTTGCGAAGATTCTTTGACTCAGGAGTAGCAGCCGCCTTCTTTGCGGTCATTTAGAAATCTCCTACGGTCGACTCGTAGTTCTGAACGGTATGAACGGGACTTTTCAAAAGATTAGTATCAATCCTATAATCTCTATTAAGGTCCACGGCGCTACCGCCCGTGCCCAACAGGGTAGCAAGTTTCTGCCGGTCCATGCTAGGGGGACGACCAGGCGCCGGATTCAAAATCGGCATGTAACTAAAGAAGTAACGACAAGAATCAATCGCGTGGTCGTCTTTCTTAACCGGCTTTTCTTGTGCGTTGTTCTTCTCACGGACCTTACTAGAGTCGAATCGCTTAATACGGTACTTACGAATTTCTTTCAGCAGAGGCTCACAGTTTGAAGTGATAAACCATTTGTTTTCAGAGAAGTATGTATTCATTCGATCCAAGCCAGCCTCGACATTCCGAAGCCGACCTAACGAAATATTGATGCCCTCAAGAGCATATGTCATCCGAATCGAAAGTCCAGTAGTCGCAGAGCGTTGTTCGATCGCGGGATCGGCTACACGCAGGTAAGGAACAATCCCAAACTTCTTGGCTAATTGCGCTTCGCGCTCTTTCACTACCGCAGCGTGCTGTTTCACAGTCATCTGTGATTTGTAATGCATATCGTAAGTGACCACGACACCTGACGGCTGATGTACCGCGTGCCAAAGCCAAGCGGTTGGATTTGAAAAGCCGTGATCTAGAGATTCCCAATGGACCCATTCTTTCCCTCTAGGAATTACAGGATCAATTACATGCACATCTCGATCATAATTGGTGAAGATAATTCCGCCCAGTGGAAGGTATTTACCTTTCGAACGGATTTCAACTTGTTCGTCGTCTCCAAGATCGGCTACAGCCGCGGCCGCAGACTCAGCATCAATAAATGGATTATCTGACTGCTCTACTTCCACCACATCGATCAGAGGATTCTGACCTAATACAGCAGGCTCGTAGAGAACATCGAATGTCCAGTCCATTCCGTCCAGTGGAGTCATAGTCATCCACCAGCGACCGTTATAGTCAACTAGACGTAACATACATTCGTTGTAAATGTTTCGCGGCGGCTCTTCATCGAAATGAATAAAATGTCGAGGCACACCAGCAAATGACTCGATGTCCTGATCCCAGGATTTCACTTCGAGTTGCGAACCGTTAGCCAATGTCAAAACATGGTTGACTTTGTCATAGGAGTCTTCCCACGAACCATTAATCAGTTTGGATGGAGGGAGCCATTGTCTAACGACTGGCTGGGTGATTTGATTCCATCCTGTTTTAAAGTCCACCGTGACCAATCGTCCATAAATTGGAGGCTCCGGCAATCCACTAAGATACGGGTGCTCGCCGAGCATCCACCATATGTCCTCAACCACTCCGCCAACTGTTTTTCCTGATCGGTTGGCCCCGATATACAACCGGCCACGCTTGTCTGACTGGTGAAAGATAAGTTGCTTTTCATTCTTTACTTCGCCTTGGTTGTAGAGATAAAGATTCGGCTTGACATCGGCAATGTCATTGGCCAAGGTTTCAATCAGAGTTTTGAGGCCGAATCCTCTTTGTGCTCTAGGCATCGCTTCGCACCTTAATAATAGACATCCAAGTGTTGCCCTGAACATTCGTCACGTCAAGAGGTCCGCCGTTATTATGATAGCCGGTCAGAGAGATATGGTCGCCAGCGGCACAAAGCAAATCAACAGCGCCTTTGCAGATCGCAGAGCCTTGATATGCGATCGCCGGTTCTTGACAAACCGAAGTGTCGACTAAGACCGAATTTAGATATAAGAAGCCTTTGCGCCAGGTATTCGCTGTCCCGTTGACGAACTTGATGTGATACTTGACAGTATAGATACCTGGATCGACGATTGTAAATCTGTCATTAGCCAGATCGACTAATCCACCGTGACTGAAATCAGTCTGTGCGAAATGAATCGTCGCTTCTGTTGTATTGAGAATTGTCTGCGTGCCGTTCTTACTGATTTTGGCTACAGGGGGGTTGAGAAGGTTACTAAGCCCAGGGATTTCAAATGAGTCCACACCATTGTGAATGTGTGACCCAGGCGCGGGCGAGTTTCGTGATTTTTTGTGGAGGCGCGGACTATCAATTGACAAAAGAGGCCCGCCGAATCTTCATCCAGGTTCCACCGAAGTTCGACTCGACTCCGGGATTCAATGCAGAACCATTGTCGTGACGCGCCCACAAAGTAATCTGATCGCCGGCGTTGAACTCAGACTCATAATAGATTGTGTTCGTCGCACCACCGTCGCCATTATTCGACGGTTCGTCTACGACATCAATCTTCTTCACATTATTATTGACTTGAAGTTGTGCCTTTCGGGCCGTTCCTGTGACTCCATTTGTCCAACGAACTTGAGCAGAAATCACATAGACATCGTCAGTGGGGATTGTGAATCGATCATTGGCGAGGTTGACAATTCCGCCGACATTATAGTTCGCAGTATTGAAGTGAACTTGGAACAAAACTCCAGTCAGACGAATGACATCTGAATCACAAGTCATCATTCCGCGAATGGGATCAGCGATTTTCTCTGCGAAGGCGTCGATATCTTTGTATGCCTGCTCGATGTCCAATGAAGCCCGCATATAGTCCACATTTTCCTGTGGATAACGCAGGCCCAAAAATGCAGTGAGAGCAGACATTACAGAATCTCCATCAGATCAGCCTTGATCGATTCAAGGACAGCAGGGTCTTTAACGTGGCGCTGAACAGAATCCACAATTAATTGCATGGCGCGCTTAAGATTGGCAACTTCCGGTGCCTCGTCCTCACCGACAAGTTTAAGATAATACTCGATCGAACGCTGATTTCCCTTCTTCACATTCCTTGCAAGAGAACCCATTGCTTCTGGCTTGAAATTACCGAGGTTGGTTGAAAGCCGAGATTCGAGTGTCGATTTGAACTCTGGAATCTGATACCAGCCTTCGAGTTCGGCTTGGGTGACACCAATAGATGCCAATTTCTTGTCAACGGGTCGCCCATCACCGATGTTTGCGAGCAATGCGATAGTGGTCTGCTGTCGCTCATTGAAACCTTTTTCCCAGAAATTTGGAGTGATACCTCTGGCTTTACATGATCGCTTGAACAACGGATTGACTAAAATCGAATCCACTTGTTGTGGAGTGATGGCAAACCTGTCAAGCCATTCTTCAGGAAAAGGAAATCTGTTGTAAGTGTGCCAGAAATTTTCCAGCCAAGGCATGATGATTTTGATCGTTCTCGGCCCAAAAGTTTTCGGAAGTTTAAATTTATGCAACTTCGGATCAGCAGGGGCCACCGTCGCGGGCTGCAACTCAGTCAGTGCCACAGGGACACAGTAACACACCGCGCGCACGCGCGATACCACGTCTGTCTAGGGCACGTCAACAGGGTCATACATAAATTTTGTTTTCAAAAATTTTGGGGAATTTTGGGACCACGAAAATGGGAACCCCTCCTCCGTCGGCTGGAAATAAAGGATACAACATGCTTGTCCATATGTTGAGATCGCATCTCAATATCTGAAATCGATATCGCGTTTCGATAACTCAAGCGCGCTTTAAGTCTAGACCTTTTGTTTCGAATGCTGAGACGAAACCTCTCACGATGCGGATATACAAATCACGCGCGATGCATTAGGATCGGAGTGTAACTCCGTCAACCTGAAAGGTAATTGAAATGTCGAACCAAACCACCGGCCGTTTCTCAGTCGACGAAATTCGCGCGATGGCCGAAACCGATTCAGCAGTCTTCGCCATTGTTTCGAAAACTCTCACGAAAGAAGAAATCTCGGCAGTCCAAACCGCGCGAAACGTTTTGGCGTCTGCTCGCATTCTCGACAACGTGACAAAGGACCTTGTCCCCGATTTCGACAAGGAGCGCGCGGCCGCATTCATCGCTTCGCTTCCGGATTTCGCCGAGACTTTCGTTTCTCTGTTCCGTTCGGCCGTTGTCAAAGATGGTCGCGGACGGGGCGGCGCAAAGAATCTCCGTAGGACCGGACACGTTTCGTATTCCGACGACGGAACCGCGCGCGTCTCTGCGATCAGTCTGCCCGTTCCGAATGGTTCGCTTCGAATCGTTCACGAAACCGAGACGACAGACGCCGTGACGAAAGCCGACGCGAAGTAACATCGGCTGAAACAAAAGGTGAAACCCCCGAGTAATCGGGGGTTTTACTTTGCGCATTGTGAAATAGCGCGTGGAAAAACGCGTATTGCTATGCGTTGCGATTAGTTGACAACAAATACAAATGAGCGCCCTCAGTCTAGGAGTACATAGTGTGCCAACCAACATATCAAGTCGAACATATGCTGATGCTAGAAAACGGACAGTGTGCAATCGAATACAGCCCTGTCTTTAAGGGTGAATCAGCGACACTTGACGTTCACGAATATGCGTCTGCCTGCATAGCTGACGATCTGGAGACTTATTGGGAACGTCATCCAATAGTTCTGTTCTCATGCGAGATAACCTGCGATGAGCATGGTTCGCAAACAGTAGTCTTAGGAGCCGAACAATGATGTTTAGACTTTACTTTCGAATTCCACCAGACATTCAATGGCAGGATTTTAACTCAGCACTAGAACTCAACCCATTTGAGTTGATGGCAGCCATGTCTCAATTACTTACTCGCTGGCCAGCGATAGAATTCTCTATCGTCCGGGAACGATAATGTGGTTGATTGATCCGGTCACTAATGAATCCACGAACAGAACTCAATTGTTCACTGACAATCCTGCCAAGATTTGGAAAGGTGATTTCCTAGAGATTCACTTTGGTCCAAACAAAGGACTGTACAAAATACATTCCAAGCAGTACCATGCTTTAAGCCACGACCGAAAAGAGTATACTTGGCTGATTACTCTAATCAACTCAGACCGAACACTTCAAGTTTACTCTTCTGACCTGAATTTACCGATCACTCTGTTTAGACGCTTACATTAGGAGCACTAATGACACTGTACATTGAAAAGACAAACCGTGACGCAAAGACTCTCGAAGTCGGACTCCGACTTCGAGAGTCTTTGCGTC